TTAATTTGAATAAGCCAAACCTCCCATGCCACTCATAACACGCAATACATTGTAGTTGGTAGCATAAACGCGGACCTTGGCAGTATTGGCTGTGCCGATGGCAGCAGCGGAAACGACCAATTGAAGTGTGGCGTTGTCAATACGACTGAAATTACAGGTTCCAGATGGCTGATGTTCTTCAGGACGCAAAGCGAATGAATAACAGTTAATACCAGTGTCTGGAGTGCGTGTGTGATGTTGGAATGGTTGAACCAAATCAAAGTAGCTACCTTCACGTTCAGAGAAGCGGTCTTGGCCGTTCAATTGAAGTTTGGCAGTTACAACTGGATTTTCACCCCAACAGTGCATTTTCAAGGCAGTTTCAGCAAGAACGAATGCTCCAGCGTCAGATACACCATGAACTTGTCCTCCAGGGAAAGCACCGGTTAAATTATTGATTGCTGCACCATCTTGGATGGAACCAGCAGTGGCAGCAGCAGAACTTGCGGAGTTAGCACCTGGAGATTGGAACAAACCATCTTGGTCAATAACACTTGTGTTTCCAGCACCAGCATTGTTAAGCTGACCGGCGGAACTGTAAGCACGGATGGAGTTTGGCAAAGCATCAACAGCGTCAGTGTAATTGAATGGCTGAGCTCCCAAAGCTTTGTTAAGAACTTTGTCTTGAACGAAAGAATCGCAATAACTTACATTGGCATCAGGTTGAACGACCCATACAAGTTCTTTACATGGGTGATTGAAGTTCAATTTGATTTTATTGGAGGAAGATCCAATGGATTCATCGCCAGTGAATTGAAGTTGTTCGATCAAGTATTCGTGTGGGTTTTGTGCCATACGTCTACGTTCATCAGTATCAAGGAAGATGTAGTCAACGTAAAGAGAAGCGGCAACCAAAGATTTGGCATAAGCACCGGTTGCTTTAACGTTTTCAGCTGTCGCGTTGGCTGCGACAGTATTTACGTTTTTAACAGCGAATAAGCATTCATCCATAGGACGGATTTCGATGTTAATTTTAACTTCGTGGTATTGCAAAGCAATCAATGGCAAAGCAAGACCAGGGTTTCTGCAGAACCAGAATTGAAGAGGAACATACAAGGTTGTTTCAGGAAGAGCATTGCGAGGAGCACATACAGCTTCAGGAACATTGGCAGCACCACAAGCAGTTGCTACATCAGCAAAAGCAGGGTCTGTCAAGTATGTAAGTTGAGTGGTGTTACCAATCATTTTGGCATAACCATCTTCTTGTTCTGAGGTTTGTGTTAATTGGTTCCAGATGTGCATCCAGTCGCCATATTGACGGTCAATTCTTTGACCACCGATTTCAACTTCAACCATGGAGATCATTTGTTCACCAGGACAATCCAACCATCTGGCGTAAACAGAAGAGTTTGGTTCGTCATCTTGGTTGATTTCAGGAAGAGTTACTTGTAAATATGTTCTGTATGCAAGGTCTCCGTTTCTGGAAACAGTGCATTGAATACGGCGACCGAAATCGGCTTGACCGTTGAACGTTTGTTCGATACTTTCCATAGCAAAGTTAGTGTGTCGTCTGTAGGTCACTTTCCAGAAAGTGATCTGAGGATTACCCGTAAGGTACACATCTTGTGCACCGTAAGCTACTAGTTGCATTAAACCGCCACCCATTTTATAATATTGCTAAAGAAAAAAAAATTATTAAATACATTTAATTAATAATTTTTTATCAAACATTGTTTATATCGAAATTATTTACCATAAACCGTCTTAAATAATTATCTAACAGTACTTCTTTCTTACCTTCGTGTTTTTTATTAAATATATAAAAGTCTTCTTTTTTATTAATAGTCCATCCATTTTCTAAAGCATTGTAAATAAAAACCATTTTATGTAGTTTTATAGAATCAATTTCAACCGTATCTTTTGTATCAACTTGGATGTTTTCCATATATTTAAACAGTGAAAGTAAAAATAGGAGTAATACGAATAAATTAATTAACAAAAGTATAAATTAAAAGTTAAATAATATTAGAATATAAATGCCGTCTTTTAAGCCCAAGGCTAGTAAAAAAATCAAAATAAACAAAAAATCAATAATAACTTTAGACAGCAAACACGATGAAAAAATGAAAGAATTTTTAGATTTAAGTAATAATATTATACCAACGTTAAAAAAAAGGAAACTATTGCTAAAACAAAGATTAAAAAAAAAACTAGAAATAGATGAAAAACTATGTTTAACAGATGAATTAAGTGAAATAAGGAAACAAATAACGGAATTAAAAAATAAAAAGAAATATTATCTATTACAAAATTCGGAATATATTTTTGAATATTTTGAGAAAAAGAAAAATATATCTAAAGGAAATTCAAAATCAGTTAAAGTTATGAATGCTTTTTTTAATAAAAAAACAATTGAAAAAAAAAAGAAAGTAGAGACTAATAATATTAATAAATATCTAATAAATCTAGATGATTCTTTTTTGGATATAAATAATTATAAAATTAATTATGAGATATGTAATAAATGTGGAGGAGAATACATACCAGTTGATCACGAAGGTCTAATTATATGCAATAAATGTGGAAATCAACTACAATATTTGATAGAACACGAAAAACCAAGTTATAAAGAACCGCCAAAAGAAGTATGTTTTTATGCCTACAAACGTATAAATCATTTTAGAGAAATATTAGCACAATTTCAAGCAAAAGAGACAACGCAAATCCCAGATGAAGTTTTAAATGATATAAAAAATCAAATTAAAAAAGAAAGAATATCATTAAAACAGATTACAAATAAAAAAGCGAAAGATATACTGAAAAAATTAGGTTATAATAAATATTATGAACATATACCGTTTATCAAAGATAAATTGGGTATAAAACCACCAGTAATGACGCCTGAATTAGAAGATGTTTTATGTAATTTATTTATGGAAATACAAAAGCCATATTCAAATCATTGTCCTGATGATAGAGTAAATTTTTTGAATTATTATTATGTATTATATAAAATGTGTGAATTATTGGATGAAAAAGAATTTTTACCATTTTTTCCAATGTTAAAAGATCCAGTTAAACGCATAGAGCAAGATGAAATTTGGAAGAAAATATGTGCCGAATTATGTTGGGAATTTATTCCAACAATATAAAATTAATATAAATACTAAGATTTATATTAATTAAATGGAAAACGTTAAATTTCGCAAAGTCGAAGAACCACTTTTAAAATGGATAGGTGGAAAAAGAAAACTACTAGATAATATATTACCAAAATTTCCGAAAAAAATAAGACATTATCATGAAATGTTTACAGGTGGAGGAAGTGTATTATTTAGATTTTTATGGTTGGTGAAAAATAACCATATAGATGTTAAAAAAATATACGCGTATGACAGTAATGAAATGTTGATTGCTTTTTATAAACAAGTAAAAGATGATTATAATAAGTTATATGAAACTATAATGAAAATAAAAACAGCCGGAGAAAAATGTAATAAATCTGAGTATTATTATTATATTAGACAAAGTTACAATTCTACAAAAGAAATAAATATAGGCAGAATAGCTGAATTTGTATACTTAAATAAGACATGTTTCAGAGGACTTTATCGTTTAAATAAAAAAGGTGGATATAATGTTCCATATGGTAATTATAAAAATCCAGAAATAATAAATCTAGATCATTTAAAAAATATAAGTGAAAAAATACAAAATGTAGAATTTATTTGTTGTGATTTTGAAGGCATAAAAAAAATAGGGAAAAATGATTTTGTTTATATGGATCCACCATATGTTCCTGAAAAAAAGGGTGGGTTTGTTAATTATTGTAAAGATGGGTTTACAGAAGAAAAACACGAAGCATTATTTAAAATGTGTAATAAAATGAAGTGTAAATGGATATTAAGTAATTCAAATACAGAAACTGTTAAAGACGCTTTATCAAACTTTAATATTCAAGAAATATATGCCAGAAGGGCAATTAATTCTAAAAATCCTGCTGCCAAAACAAAAGAGTTAATTGTTTATAATTAAAATATTAATTAAATATTAATATTTTAAAAAATTAAAGTATTTATCGTGGGAAACCAACCAAGTTTGCACCAATACCGAAACCAGCACCAGAACGGGCACTTACAGCCATACTAGGGACGTAAGTATCCAAGATACTGAATGTAGCAGCAGCAGTCAAAGCAATCAATAAAACTTCGTCAAGGTTCAAACTTTTCTTTGGGATGGCATATGCTGCAATAGCAACCATTATACCTTCAACCAAGTATTTTACAGCACGGCGGACAACTTCGCCAAGATCAATCATATCACCTAAATTTCCAAGCATTTATACTAAATAAACAGAAAAAAAATAATTACTAAAAATAAAACTTAAATACTAAAATTACTAATATAATATAATATGGCAGACTTAGGCTTTACCAGAAAAACAAATCCGGATGGTTCTGTAAATCACAAATACGTTGATTTACTTGAAGAAGATAAACCGATTTCAGGGCAAAAATTTGTATGTGTATCATTTGTATCTCCAGAAAATGTATTAGTACAAAAAAACCAATTCTTTTTCTCAGAGTTCCTAAAACACTACGATTTTTCTAAATCAGTTAAAAAATTTCATCAATACTTAAATTTTATTTCCTTCAAATACAATATTAAAATGGATGAGTTAATGAATGATTTTCAAGAATTTGTGAAAACCGAATCTAATACTTTTGAACTTGATGAAATTAAAGATGAATACAAAAATTTTATGGATGCAAATGAAGAAAATTTACAAGATGAATTTGGAAAGATCAATGATTTTCAAACAAGTGTAAGAGGTCTTAAAGTAAGAGGTAGCTATTCTACACAAGAAGAAGCCGAACTAAGATGTAAATTATTGAGAGAAGTTGACCCAAATCATAATGTATATGTAGGACCTGTTGGTATGTGGATGCCTTGGGAACCAGAAGCATATAAAACAGGAAAAGTAGAATATTTGGAAGAAGAACTAAATCAGTTAATGAGTAAAAAAAAAAAAAATGAAGAAAAAGCAAAACAAGAATTTGAAAAGAGAATTCTTGAAACAAAAAGAAAAGCAATCGAGGATAATATCGCAAAGGCAAAAAAGAGTGGAAATAAATTAACACAAAATATAGATAAAGAAGGAAATCTATATGGTGTAAATAATACAATTGAAGAAAGTTTAAAAACAAAAGGACAGGAAATTACATCAGCAGATATTAAAAAGGAATTATTTGAAGGTAATGACATCGTAACAAAATCTATGCAAAATGATCCGAAATTGAAATCCGAACTAGTTGATGATAAAAAAAGTGATTAATTGAATAAATAAAATCTAAAAATATTTTATTAATATAAATATGGAAAGTTCCAAGACGATAAAGAACACGCAAACAACTGAAAAGATTTCTTTACAAGAATGCAAAAAGAAAAAAAAGAAAAAAAAATCTAGATGTCCTTATTTAGGATGTGACAAAAAAATAAAACATTGTATGGGTTCATGTAAATGTAATATGACTTTTTGTACTAAACATAGATTGCCTCATCAACACCAATGTAATGTAGATTATAAAACAGATAAATTGGAATTTATTAAAAATAATGGTTTGGGTGGGGGAAAATTTACTCAATTAGAAGCTATTTAATTTAAATTGTAATATAATTTAAATTTAATATAATGTACTAATATTATGACTGACTTCGGTTCAATGTCAATAATGGTTGATAGAAAAAGAAGTAACAGTAATCCTATAAATATACCAAGACGCAAACCAGCAATATGGATTCCAAATCAAAAAGTTGATAATTGTTTTAATTGTAATACTAAATTTTCTTTTTTAAATAGAAAACATCATTGTCGTTTATGTGGAAGAATATTTTGTAACGAGTGTTCTAGTTATTCAGCAACAAATAATAGTTTAATTACTAAAGCTACTCCTCCAAAAAATATGGATACGTATCTATCAAAGGTTTCTCAATGGTATAATCCAAAAATAAAATTATGTGCTGAATGTTATTCACACGCAAAAACAGTTGATAAATCAAAAAAACTTATTATAATGTTTTCTAATTTACCCTTTTTAATGATTGATTTTCTAAAATTAAGAGAAGTAAACAAAGAATGGTGTGAAAGTATAAATTATATGTTAAGTGTTTATAGAAGCATACAGTATAAATTACCTAACCAGAATTTTTCAAAACTAGAAAAACAATTATTGTGGAACCATCGGTTTGAATTCAAAAAACATTATTATTGGATTTCAAAGTGTTTAACTGCTAATAAAGATAAATCTGTGAGAGATATGGCAAAATTATATTCTTATTATAAAAACAATAATAAAACAATACCTTGTAAAAAATTATTATGTAGAACCGATTGCTGTAATAAATGTAAAGCCGAAGATATATTAGAAATAGGATATAATATTGATTTAAATAAATTTGAGTTTTTACAAGTTTATATAATAGAATTGTTATTTCAAAAAAATAATGGATATTGGCAATTATTGTTGCCTTGGATTATTGAATTATCTAAAAAATATCCAAAAATTGGTGCTTTATTATGTATAGAAACTAATGATCCAACATCACTTTTTAATATTTACTATGAATTAAAATACAATATGAGTTTTGAATATAATAAAAATTATAGTGAAATATCTAAAATTTTAAAAGCAAAATTAGTAAAAAACGATTTATTTACTGAAATAAGAAAGACCGACGAATTTATAAAATTCATACCATTAACTATCAGTAAAATCAATAATAATTTTCCTATCAAAGATATAGTATTAAACGTCCAGAGTTTTTTTTGTTGGAACACGGAAATTAGTATGCCTTGGAACCCTCGCGAAAAATGTGTTGGTATTGATTTAGAAAATATAAGACAGTTAAATTCAAGTTCAAAACCTTATTTAGTTCCATTTATTATGCAAAATATTCAAGGTAAAACATATAAAAAACATATTTTAATCAAACACGAGGATATAAGAAAAGATAAATTAACAATGTGTATATCTAAATGGATTACCAATATTTGTAATGAAATATTTACTATTGATACATATAATGTATTTCCTATTAGTTTATCATATGGTTGGATAGAAATGATAGATGAATGTGAAACTCTATATAATATAAAACACGTACATAACAAAAGCTTACATAATTATTTAATGGATATAAGCCCCCAAATATCTATAGAGAGATTAAGAGATAATTTTATTAAAACTTGTGTTGCTTCTTGTATTTTGTGTTATATATTGGGTGTAGGAGACAGACACACTGAAAATATATTAATAAATAAATACGGCGATTTAGTTCATATTGATTTTAGTTACTTATTGGGCGAAGATCCAAAAATAAATACTGAAATAAATATTACCCCTGAAATGCTCGATATGTTAGGTGGTAAAAATTCTCCTACTTTCATAAAATTTAAAAATATATGTTCTGAAGCTTATAAAAAAATACGAAGACGTTCTAATTTATGGTATATACTATTAACTTACTTAGTTTTTAGCGAACCACCTATTCCAAGATACTATAAAAATATTGAATTAGTTAAAATACATACAATCGAACGACTTATTCCCGGTGAATTAGATGAAGAAGGTAGAATACAAATAATGAAAATATTAGATAAATCATCTGAAAGTTGGATAAATCGAATATCAGAGTATACACATAAACTAGCTAATCAATCAAAATCGGTAATGACTTCTGTAAAAAGCACCGCTACTGGAATATTTAATATGGATTTATAATATATGGCTGAGAGTGAAGTATGGTTATGTGATGATTTAAGAAAAGAAATATTTTCATATATAAGAAAAAAACCAAAATTACAATGTATTCATTGTTATAAGGTTTTGATTTGGGATAAAAAAGTTAATGATTATATTATGATTTCTTGGATTGAAGATAGTCCAACAGTTCCAACTTGCGTTGCTTGTTGGTATAATAACTATAATGGTCCAGGTTGTACAATAACATAATCTAATATAATAGTAATGGAAGGCTCTGTTGTTTTAAATATTGAAGAACAAGAAACTGAAAAAAAGGAACCAATTATAAAAGAAGGAAGAATAACAGAAAGTTTTGAAATTCAAATGGATAATATTGATAAAGAAGTTGAAAAAAAATTAGAAGAAATATCAAAGAAAAAATGCGAACAATGTAATGATTCGGCGAGTTCTGATATAATAGAATGTCTTGTAAAAGTTTCCTTGTTTGCAATATTGTTAGGAATTTTGTATCTTATTTCTTATAATATAAATCATAATAATTAGTAATATGTATTACAAATTATTTAACTTTATCTTCGCATAGCAACCGGTTCGGCTGGATATGCAACAGTTGTAGCAGCAATTTTATTTTCTTCTACCAATAATTGTCTTTTTGCTTCTAACCATTGTTTTTTTAAATCATCAAAGCTTTTTTGTAATCCAGTTTTTTGAAATGGAGATTCAGCTTCTTTTATTTGTTTTTCTAATTGTCTCCCTTCACTATTTAGTCGTGCTATTCTTCTATTTAATATCCAAATTTCATATGGTCCATCTTCCTCCCTTACTATACGACCGTCGCTTGCTCTACCATCCTGTATAAGGTTTCCTTCATTATCCATAACAACACCAAGTGGTGTGGGTTCAACTCTAGCCGGTTTTAAACAACCAACGCATTTTTTCTTTATATTTTTACAGTTGGGAAAACAACCGCCAGATTGATTTAAATATTGGACATAATCTCTAAAATTATTTACATCGTTATTTAATAATTCTCCAAAATTTCCTCGTGGAGTAAATTCTCCAGCTTGTACTCTACTGTTATAATCATTAAGATAAAGTGTCAATGTTTCTAATATATTGGAACCTATCATAGCTTGTGTCATGTTATCCTGCATTGCCTCTTCATAGCTTCCTTCTACAACATGTGCACCAAAACTTGTTACAATTGGACGTTGGCGGATAGCAGGTGGGGGAAGAGTAAAAGGTGGTATAAACGGAGCTTGCTGCGCTTCTGTTTCAACCGTAGTTGGTGTGTTTGGTCTTGTTGATGGTGTATTACTTTCCATTCCTCCTCTTTTCTTACGTGTTTTTCTACGGCGTTTTCCACCTGTATATGTTTCAATTTTCGCAAACTGTCCAAATGTTGGTGATAATCTTTCATCTTGTTGTTCTTTTTCAGATAAAAGTGGAGATACAGGTCTTTTATTGGGTTGTTCTTTTATTGATTTTTTTTCATAATCAGCCATTGTTAAATCTTCATCGCTAATATCACTATCGTAAACTGAAGAATAATCAGAATCATAAAAATATTTTTTTACACCATCTTCATAATAAAAATCACTTTCTTCCTTTTTCTTCTTTTTATCTCCGCAATTTTTACAAGAAAATACACCACCTTTACCGCGTTTTCTACGCGTCTTTTTCTTTCGTTTTCCACCACCTGCTGCTCCCGGGCTTTGATTACCACTATAGTGGTTCTGCATTAAATGACGAAAATCTTCTTCTGTTCTTGCTTGTGGGAGGGGTTCATTTCCCATTTGTTGGAATATTACTTGTCTTGCCCTATCTAAATGTTGTAGCCAACGATCATTTCTACTATTGTGAAAATCGTTAATTATCCTTCTTTGCTGTTCTAACCGATGAAGTTGATATTCTCTTGTATGCGGTGGACTACCATATTCATTCATATATGATTCTAATGCTTCCTCTGCTGCTCCAAAATTATAACCTCGGCCGTCAAATTGTTCGACGTTCCAAGTATAATCTGGTTCAACAAAAAAACGAGATATAGTAGCTCCTTTGCCGCGTTTCTTACGCGTCTTTTTCTTGCGCCGTTTTCCACCTTTATGTAAATTAATAGTTCTTCGTTTTTTACATTTAAATTTTCCTCTTTTATAACCTTTTCTATTAATTACAGAATTGGTGCATATACCAATAGCAATTCCTTCTTCTCTAAATTTCTGTTGAACCTTTTTGATACAACTACAAAATTTATCTGCTATAATTTTATTTGCTTTTTTTTCAATAGATTTCTTATTTTTTGGAACAGATAATTTGTAGAATTTCAATATTTTTTTGTAATCTGTTATAGAAAGTTTCATAAATATATAAATTGTATATATTTTATAATGATTACCATTTATTTTTTTTCACGTTAATTTTTTGTCCTTTAATACCCATATTAGGGTCATATTCATCGTCTTCATCGTCAGAAGCTAAATTTTTAGACATTTCCCAAAATTCTCTTGAACCTAGCCTAAACTGTCCGTGAGCTACAGCTTTATACCAAAAAATTTGATCTTCGAGTTTATTAGATTTTGCATTGTTACAAACAACTAAACATTCATAATTTTCAGTACATTGATCCATAACTTGACAAAAACTTTCAAATGTTGAAAACATACCTGCATAATTTTCATAAATTCTCTTTCTATTATTGAGGTATGGTTCTCTAAGAATAAATGTATAGTCAATATTAGTTCTTAAATTGGGAGGAACACCAAGAGGATATTGCATAGTAATAACAAGCATAATTTTCCAATGTCTTCCATTCATAAATAATAAACGCATCATTTTTTCTCTAGCCCAACCATTATCATATAAACAATCATCAAGAATTACAAAAGCTCGTCCATCAATATTTGTTCTACCATAAGCTTCTTTTTCTTTTTTTACTTGTTTTAAAACAATTTTTTGTCTTTTCAAAATATTTTCAATGATGGCGGTATTGTATTCATCGTGAATAAATAATTTTGGAACAATTTTACCATAAAATCCATTACCACTTTCTGTTCCAGAAATAACAGTACCAATTGGAATATCTTGATGATAATAGAGCATATCTCTAACTAAAAAACTTTTACCAGTATCGCGTCTTCCAATTAAAACAATAACGGGGCCTGAATTTTCGTTAGGGTCAAATTTAATGTCTTTCATATTAAACTTTTTTAATTCTAAATTCATTTGATATAAAAAAAACGAGATTTAAAAATATAGATATAAACTTAAAATAAGTTTAATATAATATTTTATATTATTCATAGAACGTAAATGGCATCATTAACAAATCCATTATTTACCGTGTCTTATCAAAAAAATGATAATACAGAACTATTTAAGCAAATGGACGAAACATTAAATGTATATAATACTCAAAATTATATACCTATTTATGATAGGTACTTTGAGTTAAATGATACAAATAAAGATGGTATTAACTTAAATCAAAAAAATACAATAACATCTCTGGATTCCAAAATATCAGATAATTTATTTAATGTAAAAGTAAAAAATGAAAAAGAAGAATATTTAAGAAAATCTTTTTTTAAATTTAGTCCATTATTTGATCCAGTAAAATACATGGTTGGTAAATATTCACATATAGATAAAGAAAAAATGAAAAAGCTTCCTAAATATAAAGAGAAGGAAGGATATACAAAAAAAGTTTTAGATGTAAATAATACATCATATGTTGATAGTTTTTTTTCATATTTGTCAAGTAGATTATTGCATGAACATGGCTTTCTTCATGGAATAGATTTTTATGGTTCTTTTTTAGCAATTCAAGATAAACACTTTTTAAATATATTTGATGATTTAGATTATTTATATACATCTGATTATTTTCATGAAAATAAAGATGAATTATTTAAAACGGAAGATATAGATGAAGATTTACTTGAAGATGATACAAGATCGCATAGGAAAAAAATAAGAGTAAAATCAGAAAAAATTGTTATTAAAACAGAAAAAATAGAAGATTTGGGTATAAAGGTTGAAACATTAACATTAGAAAATTTAGAAAAACATAATAGCGAAGTAATAAATGACAATGGTTTGAAATTATGCGAACACAATGTAAAAGTTAAAAGCAGTAATGAAAGTAGTGATAGTAAAAAAACAAATTCAACTTGTTCTTCAAGAAGTTCAAATACATCAAAAAATAGTGGAAGTGAAGGGAGCGAAGATGAATATAGCGGGTCAGAATTAGAA